TGGCAGCATTATTGATAGCCCCGCTAACTTGGGTAAAGTTGGAATCAAGCTGCGCTAGGGGAATAGCGGTAGTTTGAGTCGCAAAGGTATTCGGTACGGTTACTTTTGCTGTCATATTAGTATCTCGCTCTTAATTCATATTCAAAGTTCATGCCGTTGTACACAAAGTTTGGACTAACGGCAGTTATGGTCATTCCTAGGTATTTACCATATTGCTGTGCATCATTTTTGTACAGGAAGTAACCCGCATTAATCCAGCCTATTTGATTACCAAGGTTATTCGTCCACGGAATATTTTGCAAGTTGATGTTCTGCCAATTTACAAAAGTGGTAAGGTCAATAACTGGGGAAGAACGGTTTTCAGCATCTACCGTTACATCTAGGTCAGTTCCAAAGTCAGAGGTAACTTCTACACCAATCTTGAGGGCTTGTTTATCACGGATGGGGTCATCAAAGGCAAGCAAGGCGGTTTGCACAACGCTGTCAATATTGGATAGAGAATCCGAAAAAAACTCTTTTAGGTTCGTTCCATTAGAGCCAAACATGGTAATTAAACCCTCGTTGGGCACGGAAACAATAAACTTTAAATCTCCACCCTGTTCGGCAAAAAACCACTTTTTCTCAAAGAAAACGGCTGTAATGTACTTGTTATAAGGGGTCGAGCCGTAGCCAGTTCCCGTGTAATAAAAGTTAAATGCAGCGCACAAAATGTTATTAATCAACACTTGTCCAGCAAAGACTGGCTTACTAAAGTCAATGTCAGGAATAATACCGTCCAGTGGGTCGGACAGTTTTGTGGTCGTTGCACCGACTAGCGCATAGACTCCGTAGTTGTTCATAAACAAGACAGAACGGAAGTACGGAAATATGGCGTATGGCAACTGAGAACCAACCGAAGCCGATACGTTAGTATTGGTAAATAGGGTATTCCCTAATGTTCCGACTCGAACATCGGAAAATACGTTGATTGATGTGTCGCCAAAAATATACAAGAAGTTATTAGCTGACAATAACTGCTGGATTGAGCCGTGTAGCGTAGCGTCTGTAAGGATGATATTTCCAGCCGAAACGCTCGTAAAATCGTTATAGGAGCCAGCAGCCGAGTAGTAAATGGTTCTGCCTTCCGCAATCCATACACGCCCGCTAAAGCTCTGTATAGCCGTTCCTGTTTGGCTAAATAAGGTTACGTTAGCCGAGGCATTATTGCCAGTCGGACTAGCATCAATCGTAACCGTTACATTAGCTGCATTGAGGTAGCCGGTTCCCGGCTCTGTCAAAGTAATGCTAGTAACTACGTTGCTTACAATGGTTGCCGTAGCAGTAGCGTTAATTCCACCAGTTTCTTGAGTAGCCGAAATGGTGACGTTAGGAGCCGTAACATAACCACCCCCTCCAGAGGTAATATTGACCGTAGCAATCGAACCGACTGAAACTACGTTTGTGCCATCCCATGTAAAGTACCCCTTAACAGGGTCAATAATGAGCATCCGCTCATTTTCCCATTGGGAAGTTTGAATACCCGTATTTGAGAAAGTTCCAGTAACGGCTACGTTGCCTTTAGAACCAGTAGTAATGTTGTAGTACTCAGCTCTGCCGTCTTCTTCAAAAGCAATTACATAGTCGTTTAGACCAATATTGGTTGTGGACATATAAACCACATTATTTGCCCAAGTAACGGCTGTATTGCTAATGGTTACATTGCTTGAGTTTGGAACAATTTTAATGTTGGCAAAGCCAACTGGCATAGCGTTTTCTAGCCATGCAAACTCATCTTTTCCAATAGACGTGCGGTTAGCCTTGGTGTTAATTCCCCTAAATTCTTTGCTAACCTGATAAAGTTTTCGCTGTTCTGGGGAAGCCATGATTAGTACGCTGTTGAATAGGGGGTTGGCATCCTACGGGTAAACGTACTGGTTAATACTCCCTGAACATGACGGGCATATTCTTGCTTAAAAATCTCTGCTTCTCCATACGATTGTTCGTAGTACTTGGCTTTGTAACAAGCATAAAAAGCCACTGGCTCAGTGTATGGCTCTTTTAGCTGGTCAGGAGTGGTGCTGTTAACTAGCGGTGTTGGCAAAATAACGGTGTCTGCTTCAGCCGTATAGTTTTCTTGTGGAACGGGTCCAATATAGATTCTTCCCTGTCCGTACATAGTAAAAGCAATAGGCAAGCCACGGTAGTTCTGCCAATAACGTAACTGAGCGTTAAAGTCAGTCCATGCTAAATACCGTAGTGGAGTACGAGAATTACCCCAATAAATGTTGATATTTAAAACATCAAGGGTTTTGTCGCCCTCAGGAAAGTCATTGGCAAAAGTATAGACTTCTTGCCCTGTAACTAAATTTAAGGTTTGAATGGTGCGTAAGCATCCCGTATCCTGTACGGTATGTGACCTAGCATCATTGATGTCGTCGGTTAACTTCGTGTCGGTATAAAAATTCCCGTTGGCATCATGGAGAAGTCTGCGACATTCTGTAATGTAGTCCGATAAGAAAATTGCCATTTTTTATCCATGTTGTACTTGTTGGGCTTTTGCCCCCTTACCACCTTTCGATGGCGGAGGGGCTACTCGCTCAATCACCGGGGATTGTAAGTGATGCTTTACAGGTTCAGTTGTAAATCTAAACTCAGCTAGTTTTGCCAAAGCAACAGAATATTCGTTGCTCATCTTTAACCAACCGTTACGAACCAGTACGGTGTATTTATCATCTACGCCGTACCCAAAAATAAAACTGGCTACCTTCTCAGGAATTTCAACGGTTTTCCCTACGGGAAACTCGTACTTAGTACAAGCGTGCTCCGCAGAGAAATCCGTTTTTCCGTTGTTGGTAACGTAAATCATTACAGTGTAACTATGTCGCCATAAACTGAAATGTCGCAAGTTCCACCACTAACACCAGTGTTTACCTTGACATACAAGCTACCAGCTGTATATACAGTAGTAGCTGCAGCAGTCGCCAAGCCTAAATCTTGAAACTTGGTGGTTGCTGCATTAATGCTAGATAACACTACGTTGTTAGATACTGCATTGGAAGTATTGCCATCATTGGTTGTCAAGATGGTAACGTTTGCCGTTGCAATAGACTTATTTGCGTTGGTAACAGTTATCTGGCGAACAATGTAAGAGGTACCTTGGTCCAGAGTCAGCGCAGCTACAGCATTACCAGTAGCGCCAACACTTACGTTAACGCCTTTAGCAATACGGTATCTGAACTGGTCAGGAGTATTTGCACCTACGTGACTAAAATTCGCCATGTTCGCTCCTTAGTCGTTATAGGTTCCGGGGGCAGTTTCGCCACCGTTAACCGTTAACAAGGTGATGTTAGCGTTAGAGCCAGCATCGTTGAGGAAGCGTACATTCACGCCATCGGAAACAACCCATGGTGACGAAGTATTTTTCGCAACAATCGTTACCCAGTTAGCACCGTTATCACGGGTAGCTTGGATAGCAATGTTAGCAGTAGCAAATACCACATAAGCACCAGCTGGAACTAGAGTGTTCGCAGTACCAGTGTCTTGAGTAGTAATGGTTACGGCTTGAAAATACGCACCGGGGGTATTGCTACCAGCGCCAGCGAGGATGATTTTGTTGAGTGCGAGTGCCATGTTATTTTCTCCTTACAGTGTTAACGAGTTATAACCGGTCACTACAGTCATTGACTTAGGCTTGGTTGATACCAACTCAGCGATTGTCAAAACTGCACCAACATAACCAACTTGCCAGTTAGGCAGAGTGGACTCAAATCCAGTGAATACAAATGAACCTTGGTCATGTACATACATGGACATATAGTTCGTATTCAAGAGATACAAAGTACCTTCTGGGCAATATGGGTCTGGGTAAATAGGTACGCCAGCAACCATCAATGCACGGAAAGCAGCTTGAGGACCGTCAGCAGAGTCATTGAAGCCAGCACCGGGGGTGATGACATATTGCTCTTGTCCAACATAGTCTTGAGCCAAAAGGGTCCAAGTACCAAATCCGCAAACACCGAAGGTTGGCACTTCTGCGCCATTCTTCACGGTTCCAGAGATGTACTGTAGAACGTTTTGACGGGTTGGGTTAACAGAACCGGCTGCATAAGCCTTGGACTGCCACCAGCTATAAGCACTACGGTCAATGTTACCGTATGTGCCTGAAGCGGAAACCGCTGCTGGCAAGCCAGTAAATTGCTGAGTATCAGTGCTGTTGGTGTACAAAGAAGTAGCCATTGCATCCATCATCACATTGGTTGCGTCGTTCATACGAGCTTCAATGAGAGGAATAATTGCATGGTCTTGCTGTACTGCGCCTTCCATTCCGAGGAAAGGAACTGGGGCAATCATCAGCTTGAGGTCAAATTCAGCGTTGTATGCACCTTGCTGTACTGCTGGCTGTGCAAACGAACCGCTGTAGTCAGACCACTGAGCGTTAACGAATTGCGACCCTTGAACGGGTACGGTTACGGACGACACACCACCAGTAGCTTGTTGGCTGTTAGCCAGTAGAGCAGCTAATAGTGGAGTCGAGTTATAAAGTTGTACGACCAGCTTGGGGATAAAGGCACGACGAGTTACGTAAGTAAGTTCGTTATACTGACTTGACCCTGTTGCTGGAATAATACCTCCGCCGATTGGCATAGCTATTCTCCAAAATTAAAAAAATAAATCCCCATTACAGACCTATCGGACGGTTTGGTTTACGCAATTCGTGTAAAGCCTTGAACGCTTCATCCCTTGCTGCACCGACAGGGTTCTTCATAAACTTGCTCAAATCCCACTTGCTCATCGTATTGGGTTGATAGCTAGACGCTGTTGGTTCAGCGGTTTGCTTCATCCAGTTCC